TGTAGATTCAATTGCTTTTTGAGAACCTTTTTCCATAATTTTTGCTTTATATCCGGTTGGATCTGATAACAACCACAAAGCCTCTGTTATTAAAGAATAATTAGGTTCTACAAATTGGTATTTTTCTAATAAATGTCCTAATAAATTTGTGTTTCTTCCGCTAACTGAAGGATAATTAGGTTGCACTAATCCATTATAAAGAAAGCTTTGTGTTTTTTTATCAAGTTTTACACCATCTATTTCACCATCTTTTAATGCATCATACACACTATCCATATATTCTTTAGCCGCGTTTTCTTGTTGTCTTTTCTTCATTTCTTGTTCTTGAAGTTTTCTAACAACAATTTTTTCTTTCATTGCATCTAACTTAGGTTTAAATTTAGAAGCTTGTTGTTCAAGTTTTCCTAAATCTTTCCACAATTCTATTTCTTCAGAAATTTCATCTTCATTGCCATAATTTGTTGCTCGCAAATAATCTCGAATAATTAATTCTTGGTCTCTTTCGTTAGAAACATCTAACTCTCTTGATTCTTCTACTTGAGCTAATGTAGCAAACAAACCTTTTAAATCTGAACCACCATCCGCAACATATCTTGCTGCAATTTGCAATTCTTGTGGTAAAGATTCAAAAAATTCTTTTGGAGTTTCTTTTCTTACTTGATTCACTCTTTCTTCTAAATTAGCTTCAATTAAATCTTGCCAATCTTTAATACTATATTCTTCTATTGGTTTATCATCATCAAAAGGAATTAATTTATCTTCTTTAATTAGTTTAGAAAAAACATTGTAAATATTGTTTTTTGGTTTTTCTTCTTCATCAATTTTTTCAATTATTTCAGAAATTTCTGTAGTTTCTACAGTTTCTGTAGTTTCTGCAGGTTCTTTTTCTGTAAAAGAAAAATCCGGGGCTTCCGGCCTAGAAAAAAGATTTTTTGGAACATCTTCTGTAGTAGTTACACTATTAGCAGAAACTGCACCAGAAAATAATTCATCAATATCAATATCTACTTTTTCCACTGTTGTATTAACTGAATTCATATTATGTTGGTTTCAAATACAATATACATGTTATTAAAATATAAATATAATTTATTTAATTAAATAACTAAATTTTTTGCAATATATAGCTATTTCTTATCGTATTTATTTTTGTTTTCACGAGCAATTTGCAATTGTGTATTTGCAATTTCTTTTTGTGTATTTATTTTTTCTTTTTCAATATTTAATTTTTCTTTATTTATTCCATTATTCATAATATTTTGCTCTCTTTTAAGATTCATTTGTTCTTGATATTGCGTGGTATTACGAATTTCTTCCATTGCATCTCTATAATCAGAGATATTATTTTTATTAATATCTCCTGTACCATATCCAGCACTTCTTATTTCAGCAATTAAAATATCTTTTTGTCGATTTTTTTCATTTTCATCAACTTGGAATTGAATTTTCATTTTGTCTTCTTCAATTTTTGCTTGAAGTTGTTGCTGTTGAAGTTCTTGTTGAACTTGTATTTGTCTTTCTCGTGCTTCTATTTGTTTTTCTTCAGCTACTTTTAAGACATTAGTTATTTCAGATATAGACTCTGATTTAATAATATTTCCAAGATCAAATATTGTTGCGCCTGTAGTGTTATTAGATAAAGCTAATTGTTTTAATTGATCTAAAATAAATTTATGATTTGTTCTAGTAGTAGCAAAAACATTAAAATCTCTTAATAAAAGATTTACACCATTTATTTTAAAATTAATTTTTTCAGCTTCACTTGTTATGTAACTTAATCTTATACTTGGATTTTTAGATTGATAAAACTGAGCTAAATCCGTCCGCATTTGATGCACTCTTGGCATTAAATGATCAGCATGTTGACTAAAATATATTTCAGTTTGAGAATAAGATTGATTTAAAGCTTGAGTGGCTCCTGTTGCTGTTTCTCTTGCAATTGGTGTCCCCATTCTTTGTAAATTAATACCAATAGTCTCATAAGCTTGTTGTTTAAAATAATTTGACAATTGTATTCTACCTAACAATCTATTGGTTTGTTCCATATTTAACACTTGATAATGCTGAAAACTTGTAGCATTTTCAGTGTTTGTTATTGTTGTATCTAAAGGAAGCATTTGAAAATCTTTCATTGCAACATATGCTTTTGCATAATTTCCTTTTCCCCAATCTTCACCCATAGAATGTCTAGGTAAAGCATTTTGATCAAACATAATTACTGTTCCTAATTCATCAACAAGTATATCAGCTATTTGATTGTTAACCATATTATAAGCAATTTGATATGGTTTCATAAGATCTACAAGAGATGTTGATTTTGTATTTCTATCTGAAAATACCCTACCTTCTACAGGAAGTTTACATCCATATAAATTGTTTGTTCCTTTAAATTGAAATGGAATTTTTCCAGGTGTTTTTCTATTTATACCAAGATAAATGGGGGCTATATTATTATCTGATATATTTGATCGCCATGTGCTTGGTAAATTTGGACCTATTTTAACACCACCCCACACTTCATTAATCCAAATCCAATCAATATGTTCTCCTTGAAGGAGATTTTCTTTAGTTTTATTTTTAAAAACGCTTGTATCATAAATACCTTTTTCTGTTATTTTATATGTCTCATCGACAATATCTTGTGTTATTTCCCCGATTTCAGAAATTCTAATAAGATGCCCCACCTTTCTTTGAGTTTTCCAATAAACTGTACATACCCGCATTAAATAACTTTCTCCCCAAAAATTAACATCTTCACCTTCATTAAGAATAGCGCTTACAATATCTCCTTCACCAGATCGCCAATTACTAACATGCCTTCTATAATCTAACCCCGGAGAATTTGTATTCCACTCATGAGATTTTGTAGCATCATAATAAGAGCCGTCATTTTGATAACCATTAACTTGATACAAAGCTGATTTTTGTGGATAAACATTTTCTAAAGAAGCCAATTGTTCTTCATTCATTAAATACCCATACTTATCAATTACATCAGCTACACTCATTAAATCTAATTTTCCAACAAAATTTCCTTCGGATATATATCTTGAATCTGGAGATTTATGATAAAATGTTAAAACGGGGTTCCATAATTCTACATCATAATCATTTTCATGCATTTTAAAATGCCAAAATTCTCTATCTGTAATTAGCATGTCTTGAAATGCTCTTTCTTCAAGTTCATTCATTCTAAATCTTTCAACATCAACATTATATTGATGTGTAGCCCATTCTTCAATAGATGATCTATAACTTTTTTTAAAATAATCTTCAATTTGAGGAAGCGTCATTAAATTTTCTCTTGATAACAATTCTTCTTGAACATCCCCCATTTCAATCATTTTTTGTAACATTTTAAGCTCCGCTTCTGCTAATAATGTTTCTTCAATCATTCCCCGCTTTTGTTCTAACATTTCATTATATGAAATATCATCTACAGCTCTAAATTGTATTTTATTATATCTTTTTGAAAACTCCCCACTAAGCACATTTACAACATTTGGGATGATGGGATAAAATTTAAGTTCTAAAGCAGATTCATCTTCTTTAGTGAGAATATCAATTAAATCTTTATTTTCGTTATCTTCTTCAACTATATAATCTCTCTTATCGATTATTCCTTTTGCTAATTTATAATTCTTTAATAATTTTTTAGAATTATTTCTTAAAAATTCTATCCCTTGTACTTCTAACCAATCCATATTCCAAGCCGCCCAATCTTCATCTTTTTCTTTTGCTGGTAAAAATTGAAGCGGTTGAGTTAAACTAGAATGTGTTAAATTTTTTTTAACTTTTGCTCCATTTTTTATTTGTAATGCATTATATATCATTATCTATAATTTTTAAACGCCCGTTTAGATGATTTAGTCCCTAAATTTTTAAACGGTCTATGATTTAATTTATATAAATTTTTTGAATTTTGCAAATTTTCATTCTCTTCTCTTCTTTTAATAAAACCTCTATTTGATTGTTGAATTTTAACAAAAGCTATTAAAGCTGAAAAAGAAACTAATCTATCCACATTTAATCCGGGTTGATAACTTAACATTTCTTTAATTAACATAATATCTGGTATTCTTTCAACCCCCATTTTAGATTTTATAACATTTCCATGCATATCAAATTCATTATCAATTTCCTCTCTTAAAAATTCAATAGCATATGATATAAGATGACTTTTAAATAAAACCCCTGTGTTTTTCCATCCGTATTCTTGATAAACCGTATTATTTGAATTTAATTCTTTTAAAAATAAAATTTGTTGTTTAGGAACTAAATATTTTTGTTTTTTCTTAGATATCATATATTGAATAAATAAAGAAATATTATTTTCAACAATAGTCCAAGCGTTATACCATTCAATAATTAATTCCAATTGTTCATGTGTTTTTTTTATATCATCATATCTGCCACACCAAGCAGCAACAATTTTATCTCCTTCAAAATAAACTTGGGGTCCTTCTGGAGTTTCTTTTGTTACTTCAACAGCATTCTTATAAACATAAATACTACATAAAGAATCTGAAGTTGTTGTTTGTCCTTCAGAAACGGGGTCAATAGATGCATAATACATTCCAAATATTACATTCTTTACAGGTCTTTCCCAAACAACTAAACAACCTTCTTTATTTTGTTTTTTCTTACTAACAGGAAATTCATTTATTGGAATTTTGTTTGTTTTTTTAGATTCAATACCACTAATCCCTCTATATAATTCTAAATATTCAATAGGGTATTCTTTATTTTCAATTCGTCTTAATTGTTTTGAAAGAAGACTTTGAGGAAATATAGATTCTTTTCTATAAGCAAAAGCCTCGGCTATATTAGTGGGTTTTTGTGATATCCTTAATTGATATTGTTCTGGATTTAAATCTTTTTTCCATTTTTCTCTTTCAATAATAATTGCTTCTAAAGCTTCTTTTACAAGAGAGTTACCATACATATCAATATATGGGGGCATAGACCATTGCTCAGGAATAAATAATCCAGCATAACCTTCAGTATTATCTGAATCTAAAAGATTTGTTTTTACGGCATATATATCATTATTAATGGGGTTAAGAATCATTTCTTTTAATGGATTACATTGTTCTAAATCACCAACAGAACCCGCCGCAATAAACATACCTGTAGTTAATGCTCCAGATGACATAGCCGGTCTTAAATACTCGTATGTTTCCATCATTTTAGGTGCAATTCCAGCTTCTTCATGAAAAAAATATGTGGTTGGTCCACCAACTCCTGTTGTTGCACTTTTTTCAAAAGATGTACCCTGTATTTTAGATTTTAATCCTTTAGCTGTGTTTCTATTATTTACTCTAACATCAATTTGTTGTTGCCACAATAATACTTT